TCGACAAGTTCGTCCGTCGAAACGCTGAAACACCTGGTCTACAGCAACCTACAGCACCATCACTACGTGACGCAGCCGCAGCACAGCTACAGGCCGACGAAGACGCAAAGCAGCGTGAAGAGGCATTACGCACTGCACGTGAGGCAGAACAGCGTCAGTTGAACCTACAGCTGGCACAACAAGACGCCCCCGCAACCCCAGGCAGTCCACAGTTCACTATGGAAGATGCCACGGGTCTGTCACGTGATGGTGTCGCTCGTATCTTGCGTGTTCTAAAAGGACGTAATGACAACCCTGCGCTAACACGTGCAATTCAAGAGTATGAGCAGAGTGTTGCCACAGGTGGTCGCATTGAGGACCTAAGCCCACTGATCCGTGCGGTACGTCAGTTCCAACAAGATAACCCAGAGTACGTGCCAATGGTTCGCCCACCGAACTCATTGAGCAACCCGATGCTGGCAAACCCAGCCGCACCTGGTCAGCCGCCAGCTGTTGGTACGACTGAACCTAACCCAGTGCAAGCACAGACGTTTGGCCCACAGTTCACAACTCAAGAGAACTACAACCGTGGCATCGAGGCTAACAAGGCGATGAACGCTGAGTTGGTTGAGGGTGTCACTACAGATCCAGAGTTGAACCGCGTACAGAAGGGACGTCTGATTACGTCTCTGGATGTCCTAGCAAATAACCTAGGTTCAGACCCAGTAGCAGCCGCACAGGAACAAGTGCAGAAGCTGGAAGAGGCTGGTGTACCAGCTGAGGCAGTCGAGAAGTATATACAACCGTATGTGGACCGTGTGGCGCGTCAACAGGCGGCACGTGATGTAGGCCCACGTATGGCTATGGCACCACAGGAAGATGCCCCAGCAAACGCAGACCTATGGTCAGTGCCACCCCAGGCGTTCAACTCAGCTGACACGTCGATCAACAGTGGTAAACTACCAGCTGGCTTTACTGAGCTAAAGAAACAGGGCGTGTTTGAAGAAGGTCAGACCGTTGTCGACATCGGCGGTGGTCGTTTTGATAACGCTGTCGAAGACCTGGCAAAGCAGGGCGTGACACTGAAAGTATACGACCCGTTCAACCGTTCAGCGATGCACAACGAGACTGTCGTGTCCGAAATTGCAAACGGTGGTGCTGATGCCGCTGTGTCAAACAACGTGCTAAACGTGATTCAAGAGCCTGAGAACATCAACCGTGTTGTACGCCAGGCACACAACGCTATCCCTGATGGCGGCAAGGCATACTTTACTGTCTACGAAGGTAAAGGCGACGGTGTTGGTACTGAGACATCAAAAGGCTGGCAGCGTAACGAGAAGACACAAGACTACGTTGCACGTATCGAGGAAGTCTTTGGACCAGGTAACGTCACCCGTAAAGGCAAAGTCATTACTGCAACCAAAGCTACTAGTGCGTCACCAATTGCATCCGCAATTCAAACTGCACCAGGGCAATCATACGTCAACCCGCTACAGGTCCCAGATAATGAGATTGATGCAACACGCCTAAATGATTCACCAAGCGAAGCAGACATCCAGAAGATGCGTGAGGGCACATACAAGCCAAAGACAAAACGTAATCTGGTCGAAGCAGCTGACTACATGTACCAGAAGTGGAAAGCAGCCACAGGACGTGACGAACCGTTTGAGTACACACCTGAGAACGTCGACATCATCTCCACCTACATGGCGACAGAAGCTGTCAACGCTCTACAGAGTGATGCTAACGCCATCGGATGGTATGACCGAAAGTTGAAAGCCGCGAAGCGCGTGGTGTCTCTTGTGGACCCACGTGTGACGCAATCCGCAGATGCAGAGGCTGCATTTGACTTTGCTCTAGCAGTTACTTCTAATGGTCAGGCCGTTGCCGATAACTTTGCGTATGCGCATGAGGTGTTTGGTTACTTCATGGATAATGGTGTGATGCCTACGACTACCTGGAAGAAGGGTGGTGAGCGCAATGCATCTATGGTCGAGGCATTCGACTTCTTTAATGCTTACCAGGCGTCAGGCACTAACATGCCTATCCAAGACTTCCTAGACAGCGACTTCACTGTAAATGAACTCAATATGTACATTGCACGTTTTAACGAGCAGTATGGTACAGAGATCAAAGTACCTTCGTCTGAAGGTGCAAACGCTGAGGTCAAAGGCTCCTACGTCATCGGCCCGAAGATTGGTCAGGGCTTCTACCAAAACATCCGTGGCAACTATGATCCACTAACGATGGACATCTGGTGGATGCGCATGTGGAACCGCTTGGTCGGTCGTCCGTTTGTAGCAGACCCAGATCTCGACAAAGGTCGTGTTAACGTCAGGGATGCTATGAAAGGCGCGGGTAAACTTGAACAGAAGATGATCAATCAGACGCTGAAAGAAATGGGCGTCGGTAAACGTGAGATCAACAAAGACTCTGCACTGTTCGACGACTTTGTTACTAACGTAGAGAAGAAGTATCAGAAGTTCTACAAGCAGTATAAGATCGATAACGGTGTTAACCATAACAAGCCTAACTTCTTCAAGAAGACTGGCACACACGTCAAGAACCTGAAGCCACAGCTACAGGCACAACCTAAAGGGCCAAATGAACGCGCGTACATGCGTGAGGTCACAAAGGCCGCAATTGCTAAACTAGCTGATCTTGGCTATGATATCGAAACAGCTGATTTCCAGGCACTTATGTGGTACCCTGAGAAGCAACTGTTCAGACATTTAGGTGTTGCCCCTGGAAGAGGCGCAGATAATGACTATCTAGATGCTGCAATCATGCTTGCGGAAAGCGAAGGAATAACAAATGACCAAATCCAAGAAGCACTCCCCGATGCAGACGGAGACGGAGCCGTCAATAATCAGTCAGGTGCCCAAGGAGTCAATGAAAGACTTTATCGAGGGCCTAGTGGCGATGGCGAAGGCCAAACGCGAGCAGCAATTGCCCCAGTCACAGATGGAGTCGCAGGGATCCTCGCGTCCAGGCTTGCGGGTGGACCCACCCAACGGTCTTCTGTCCCAAGTACCCAAGAGGTAAAGCAAGCAGCTGAACCTGTCCGTGCAATCATCGAGGTTGGTAAGAAGGGCAGCAAGTACGAAGACGGGATCAAAGACATCAACCAGGTACGTGAGTTGGCAGATGCTATAAACGTAGCCCTGAAGATGTATAGCGATCAGCGTAAAATGCGCTTTGATGCTAATGCTCCAAACTCTACAGATGCTATGGGTCTCTATGAAGCTGGTAATGCCTATGCATTGGATCCACAGGCGGCTGGCTCAGAGTTTCAATCTTACATCACTGCACTTCATGAAGTAGCGCACGGTCTAAACGATCAGCGTTACAACCCAGCCTTGTTGAGTAGTTTTGATGAGGATGTACAACAAGAGTTGATGGGTAAATTAGCTGGTTACCCTGGACCAATGACAAACAAACTTACAGGACGGAAAGAATATATCCGACGCGGTTCGTTTGATGAGTTCATCGGCGCGATGTTGTCTGGTGGAAGTAAGGTTCCTAAAGATTTACAAAAGATGGTTTTGAAGGAAATGAAAGATCTTCAGGACCAAGGTCAGTACCGTGATGGAACTGATGTCAGATACAAAGGCGGTACTAAACGCACATTGGCACAACGCAAGTCTACCCCTTACTACAAATACATCAGAAGCACACCTGAAATGGCAGTTGATCCTGTCATCTACTACTTGCACGATCCGAAAGGCATGAAGAAGAATTACCCAGCGACAGCTGAGATGATTAAATCTTTCTTTAGCAAAAGCCCAAAGATCCAGTTCTACAGTCACCCACTTGCAATGGCGTTTGCCGTCGCATTGGCGATACTGATGAAAGCAGAACAGGAAGACGAGCAAGAGAAGCAAATGCCACCAGGCGCATTGAACCAACCAATGATGCCTGGAGCACTGTCTGCATAAGACCCCCAAGGAGAGCGAAATGTTAAAGACTGCATTGGACCTGGTTCCAATCCTAGAGGCTATTGATGTCGTCAAGTCATCAAAGCTCCTAACCAAAGCACAACAGGACACTGTGTTGCGTGAGGTTGCATCAGCGATCCCAGCACCAGTGTTCTGCAAACAATGTCCAGAGACACTGTCTATCATAAACAAACTAGTGGAGACGACAGATGGGTCACCCGCCAAAAGAACCTCGAAAGAAGAAACCAGCAAAGCCAAAGTTAATGCCAGGTCGAGCCAGACCAGCACACAAGAACCCTCTGGCACTGCAACATCAGACACCCGAGGGACGGGCAAAGTTCCGCGAAATGCTAAAGAACCGAAAGAACAAGGGGGGAAGACCCCTCGGAGTTCCCGACGGTCACAGTAAGGAAACCATCAAGCCAGTCGTCGACCAGGCAAAAGAGGACGCCAAAAGGGCGGTAAGTATCATGAAGAAAGAGTATGACATCGAAGACCCACGCGCTGAGGAAGCACTCGAAACCGCAGTGGAGATCATGCGTACACCAGTACACAACCGTGATCGTCTTCAAGCAGCCAAGTTGATCCTGGACTTCACCAAGGTCAAACCTGTCGCCAAGTCTGAGATCACTGTCGGTAAAGCTGAGGAGTTCCTAAGCTCACTGCTAGATACCAATGACGGTGACGACCAAGACTAAGCCGACGATGGCTACTAAGGAGCAGCTGGCTGAGGTCCGTAAGCGACTGTATACTGACTTTAGCTTCTACGCGAAGGGTGCACTAAAGATCCGCACTAAGTCAGGTGACATTGCGCCCCTCAAATTGAAACCAGCCCAGAAGATCCTCAACGACGCTGTCACTAAGCAAATGGAGACAGAAGGCAAAGTCCGAGTGATCATTCTGAAGGCGCGTCAGCAAGGTCTATCGACCTACGTTGGCGGCTACCTGTACTTCAGTGTCTCCCAGCGCAAAGCTGCGAAAGCCCTAGTGATTACCCACCACAGTGACTCAACACGCGCCCTGTTCGATATGACCAAGCGTTACCATGAGAACTGCCCTGAGATCCTGAAGCCACACACAAAGTATTCATCCCGCCGAGAGTTGTCTTTTGACGTTCTAGATAGTTCCTATGTCGTTGCGACAGCTGGCGGTGAAGCTATTGGTCGGGGTGAGACCCTGACCCACGTTCATGCGTCGGAGCTTGCGTTCTGGTCCAAGACCACCGCTGCCGACAACTGGAACTCGCTGACCCAAGCTGTCCCCAATACTAAAGGCACCGCTATATTTGTCGAGAGTACAGCCAATGGTGTCAGCGGGATCTTCTATGATCTCTGGAAAGGTGCAGTCGAGGGAACCAACGGCTACGTGCCTGTGTTCATCCCTTGGTTTGCAGACCCAGAGTATCGTGAGACGGTCCCAGAGAACTTTGAGCGTACCCCAGACGAGGAAGAGCTTGCGTCCAAGTATGACCTCGATGACGAGCAGCTAATGTTCCGTCGCCGTAAGATCGCACAGAACGGTCTCGACCTGTTCAAACAGGAGTACCCCTCAGAGCCTGAGGAAGCCTTCCTGACGACAGGTAGACCCGTGTTTAACCCAGAACAGCTACAATCGTCTATGGGTACTACACAGGACGTACAGGAGCGCCTAGCACTCGAAGGTGAAGACTGGCTGAATAACGTCCGAGGTGAACTGACGATGTACCGTCGTCATGACCCTGGTGAACAGTATGTCATCGGTGCCGACGTCGCTATGGGCGTCCGTGGTGGTGACTACAGTGTTGCCCAGGTCCTCGACAGTAAGAAGCGACAAGTGGCAACCTGGAGAGGCCATGTGCACCCAGACTACTACGCGACTGTGTTGTATCACTTAGGTCAGTTCTTCAACACTGCGTTCATCATTGTCGAGAACAACGGTCACGGCCTTTTGACGTGTACCAGGTTGGCTAAAGACATGGCCTACCCGAACTTCTTTACTGAGGTTCAAGTCGACAAGCTGACGGACAAAGAGACCATTAAGTTGGGCTTCAGTACGACAGCAAAAACCAAGCCTCTGATCATTGACGAGCTACGAGCGTCTGTCCGTGAGAACGAGATAGAACTCAATGACAAAACAACGATCCGCGAAATGCTCACCTACGTCGTGACTGAGAGCGGATCTATGGAAGCTGAACCAGGATGCTACGACGACTGTGTCATGTCGTTGGCATTAGCCAATCACGTGCACGAAGGTGCCTGGGAGCCGATAGAGAGTGCAGATGACTATTACATTGAAATGGTATGATCACTATGGATAAAAAAGACTACAAAGCGGTGGACGACGATAAACTCGTTACGATCCTCGATGATAACATCCGTAGATCTATCGGGTATTATGATTCACAGATATCCAGAGAACGCCGCAAGGTCATAGACTTTTATAACGCTACGCTCCCACGCCCAGCGCACGACGGTAACAGTAAGTATGTCTCTATGGACGTCTATGATGCTGTCGAGAGCATGAAGGCTGCGCTGCTAGAAACTTTCAGTACTGGCTACAAGACCGTGCGTTTTGCTGCACAGACTGGAGAGGACGTGCGTATCGCTGAGATCGCTACAGCCTACTGTGACTACGTTGCAAACCGTCAGAACAACCTGTTCGAGGTTATGCAGTCTGTTATCCACGACGGTCTCATTGCACGTGCTGGTCTCTGTAAGGTTTACTGGGACGAGCGCGAAGACAGCTACCTAGAGCCTATCCAGGATCTGACTGAGGAAGAGTTTGACGCTATTGTTGCCCAGGACAACGTAGAGATCGAGGAAGTCGAGCAAGACGAACTTGGTCTGTACTCTGGTGACCTTCGCGTCTTCCAGGACACCAGTCAGGTGGTCATTGAGGCCATTGCACCTGAACAGTTTGTCATTGAGCCACAAGCTAAGTCTTTAGACGACGTTGGCTTCTTGGGTCATCGCACGACTATGACAATCTCAGAACTACGTGAGGCAGGGTATGACGAAAAGCTCATTGCTAAGATCGGCGATCACGAAGACGTCGAAATGGAAACCGATCCAGAGGTCCTGGCACGTCACGAAGAGATTGGTCAAGACCGTGGCTTCAACGCTAAAGGTTTCCAGGATCAAGTTAGAAGCATCACTGTTTATGAACTATATATCGACATCGATCTCGATGGCTCTGGAATCGCTGAGACGTACAAAGTAATCAAAGCTGGCAACGTAGTGTTGCACAAAGAGAAGTGCACCTACAAACCGTTCTGCGCCTTTGTACCACTACCGATCCCACACTCGTTCTTTGGTTCCAACTTCGGGTCCAAGGTTGTCCCTATCCAGACTGCACGTACAGTTCTGACACGCTCGATCCTAGATCACGCGATGATCACGAACAACCCACGTTACACTGTGGTCAAAGGTGGTCTAACGAACCCACGTGAACTGATAGACAACCGTGTCGGTGGTATCGTCAATGTGTCACGACCTGACGCCATCAGTCCGATGGTACAGGCACCGTTGAACCCGTTCATCTTCCAGACAATTCAGATGTTGGACGAGGACAAAGAGGACACCACAGGCGTCTCACGTCTTTCCCAGGGCCTCAACAAGGATGCCATCAGTAAGCAAAACTCAGCGGCTATGGTTGAACAGCTGGCGACTATGTCACAACAGCGTCAGAAGATCATTGCACGTAACTTTGCGAACAACTTCTTGAAACCTCTGTATCAGCTGATTTACCAGCTGGTTGTCGAGAATGAACCACAAGCCAAGATCGTTGAGATCGCTGGTGATTACGTGGCGGTCAACCCAGGTGACTGGGGATCTAAACGTGATGTCACTGTCGAGATGCACCTAGGCTACGGTGAACAGGAAGCTGAAGCACAGAAGTACCTAGTGCTGCACGGTCTGATGTCTCAGGATCCAACATTGTCAACAATGTATACACCTGAGAACCAGTACAACCTCATGACACACGTCATGGAACAGAACGGCATCAAGAACGTCAAAGACTACCTAACGCCACCACAAGAGCAACCACCAGAGCAGCCAGATCCAGCACAGGAGATGGCAATGCAGATGCAACAGAAGCAAATGGAGCTTCAAGAGCGTCAGACAGCGGTTGCTGAGATGAAGGCACAGATGGATGCCCAAGTTGCCCAGATGAAACTACAGCTGGAGCAAATGAAGGCACAACAAGGCTTTGCGATCCAGTCAGACAATATGGATCTGAAAGAGGCACAACTGGAACACAAGCAGTTTGTCGACAAAGCCGAACTAGAGATTGCGAGAAACGCAGACGACGTCCGCGCTATCGCTTCACCAACTGGATAAATCCCATGAGACGTCGAAACCCAGTAGCCCAACAAGTGAGGACTGCTAGGTTTCGGCCTCGGATTGTCCAGGTCAAAACCAAACAGCTTCCACGTAAAGCGAAGCATAAGAAAAGAGAGCAGCATGACTGAAGAAGAACTCATTCAGCACGGTGAGGACGCAGAGGTATTACTCAAGTCCCCAGCGTTTAACAACGTGGTCAACAAGCTAGTGGAACAGACGTTCCAGAACTTTGTGAACTCGAAACCAGAAGAGAACAAAGAACGCTCGATCACTTATTACCACTATCGCGCCCTAGTCGACGTGGTGAACACATTGAAGCAACAAGTCGCCATCCGCGACGAGGTGCTGGCAAAGCGCGACAATAGCGAAGAGGAAGCATAAGGACCATGGATAACGTCCAAGACAACGCTACTCAACCACGGGCATTAGACGACATGTTTGATGCCTCCGAAGCCATTCTAGATCGTTGGTCAGACGGTGAGAACCTATCTGAAGAGGACGAGAAGCTAGAGGCGACTGACGACTCACTTGTCGGCGAGACAGACGAAGAGACGTCAGATACCTTAGATGACGATGAAGACCTTGAAGAAGTAGAAGATACAGAAGAGGACCCTGACACGGATGACACTGAAGACGAGGATGAACCAGAGACAGATCAAGAAGATGATGAAACGGAAGTTGAGTTGTCTGACGATACTCTGGTTGAAATACAAGTCGACGGTGAAGCCAAACAGGCATCCTTAAAGGATCTAAAGCGACTATACGGTCAAGAGGCGTCATTAACACGTAAGTCTCAAGAAACAGCTGCCAAACGTAAAGAAGCCGAAGAGGCTTTGGCAAAGGCAGACATCAGCTATCGAAAGCTCCTGGAACGTGCTGAAGCGCGTATGAAGCCATATGCCGAGGTAGACATGCTGGTCGCAAGTCGACAGATGTCCACTGAGGATTTCGCTGCATTACGTCGTGAAGCCCAGGAAGCCGAGAAAGATCTCAAGTTCCTACGAGAGGAAGCTGACGCATTCTACAGGGACGCTCAAGCACAACAACAAAAGCAAGTGCAAGAAGCTGCCCAGAATTGCGTTAAGGTCCTAAGTGAGCAACTGCCCGACTGGGGTGATGAACTATACAACAACATCCGTTCATACGCAGTCAGCCAGGGCTTACCCCAGGAACAAGTCGATCAATATGTTGACCCTGCGGTCATCATGATCCTCAACAAGGCACGTCTTTATGATCAGACAAAAGCCACAGCGGAAACAAAGAAAGCGAAGGCCAAAGTGATCAAGACAAAAGAAGGCACCCGTAAAGTACTGAAGACGAAGAAAGCACCTCGCTCAGATGCCGACCTAAAGGTCCAGCGTCAGAAGAGTGCACAAGACCGTCTAAGGTCAAACACGAGCCGTTCTGGTGACCTAGAGGATATCGCTGATGCTCTGATGTCACGTTGGGAGCGATAGCACTCAACTCTTAAAATCAGAAGGATGTAACCAAAATGGCTACATATACAACTTACGACCAGGTCGGTAAGAAAGAAGATGTATCGGACATTAAGTAGAAATGGTGTCCTTTCAGCGTAAGCTGTCAAAATAAACCGTGTGAACTCAGGGAACATCCTACGGGACAATCCTGAGCCAAGCCTTGAAGTTTCAAGGAAGGTGCAACGACCATCCAGAAATGGAGTAGGGCCAAGTGGTCCGAAGCGCACGGCCCCTGTAAAGGGTGATGATATGGTCTGATCTATATGGCATAACATATAGCTGTCGAAAGACGGTCTGGTATTAACGACACCAGGCGAACAACAAGCATTTCCGATATTACACCAACAGATACGCCCATGTTCACAATGATGCGTTCAGAGAAAGTCTCTGCTCGTACATTTAGTTGGCTTGAAGACTCACTTGCAGCTGCCGCGGATAACGCACAGGTGGAAGGGGCCGACGCAACTATGGCAACTCTAACAGATGCTGTAGAGCGTACAAACAACACACAGATCCTACATAAGGCATTCCAGGTGTCTGCAACTGCTGATGCGATTGCAACATATGGTCGTGCGAAGGAAACTGCGTACCAACTTGGTAAGGCACTTAAAGAGATCAAGCGCGACCTAGAGCGTGCTTATGTCGGTGTCGACAACGCAGCGGCTTCTGGCTCAAGCTCAGTAGCACGTGAGATGGACTCAGCGACACAGCAGATCACAACATCTGTCGACGCTGGTGCCAACGCAACTGACGCTCTAACAGAGGCGAAAGTCCTAGAGCTTGGTGAAGACTGCTTCAACAACGGTTCTGACCCAACAGTTCTAATGATCAAACCAGCTGACGCTCAGATCGTTGCAAACTTTGCAGCGGCATCTGGACGTAACCGTGAGATCGCCCAAGGACGCAACTTGGTCAACGTGATTGACCTGTACGTGTCTCCATACGGCGAATACAAAGTGGTTCTAAACCGCCACCAGTTGACTACACATGCATTCCTAATTGATCCGTCAATGTGGCGTTCATGCGTACTACGTCCGTTCTCACGCACACTGTTGGCGAAAAACGGTGACTCCGACAAACACTTTATCGTCGGCGAATACTCATTGAAGCATATGAACTATGCTGACGGTGGTATGATCACAGGTCTTTCATAAGATCTAACACACACACACACGACATACCTAGGTCCCACCCACGGGGCCTAGGACACAGATGAGGGGCATCCTCGTCGTCCTGGGGTTTCCGCTCTCCTTACCCTGGACGACTTGGGTGTCCCTCTTTTTGTTTTTCTAAGGGGAACCCATGAGCACTAAGAAAACAGGCGTCGATCTATTAGGCGTCAATACGGACTTCATACAGCAAGGCGATGACGTCGTCCGTAAGCACACACAAGAGATATCACAGTCATTCCTAGACGATCTTAAAGACAGTCGGAATGCATCTAAAGACCAGCGCGAGGGTGAGTTCATGCGCGTGGCCTCAATACCAACCGTCGTCGTCGAGCAATGGCTCCGCGAGGGTTTCAACATATGGGAAGCTACAGGCCCTGAGATTGTCAAACGTCTCAGAGATCAGAACCTGGATGGCTTCATGGCAACTGAGAAAAGGATCTGACTTATGTACAGCGACAAAGGTAAATTTAGTCCCTGCCCAGGGTGCAAGACACCAGGCACATGCCGTTTAGCTGGTGAGTGCAAAAAGGGATCCAAGTAACATGTCTAAGACACCTTGGAACCAAGCTAACCCTAAGCCCAAAGCAAAACGCAAGAAGATGACAGACGCTCAGAAAGCCAAAGCCAGAGCAAAGGCTAAGAAGGCTGGTCGTCCGTATCCCAACTTAATCGACAATATGGCGATCATGAGAAGGTCATAAGAAATGAACAAAGGTCAAATCAGGGCGCACTTTAAGGCCCTACTTAATCGCACGGACTGTGATGACGCCCTGGCTGACACCTTTATTGACCAGGCCATCACACGCATCCAGCGTACACTGCGGATCCCGAGCATGGAGAAAACGCAGAACTACGCGATCACGTCTCAGGTCACAAACATCGTTGTACCCAACGACCTCATTGAGATCATGAGTATATACAACAGTGAATACGCCCTGTCGCGCGTGTCACTGCGGGAGATGAAGCAGTTCCAGGCAATTGGTGAGGCTGGGACACCCAAGCACTTCTGTCGTCAGGGCGAGTTGATACTCTTGTATCCTTACCCTGCCAACCTAACGGTATCGATAGATTACTACAGTCAGTTCACTGATCTGACCACAGACACCTCAAGCAACTCCCTGACGAACATTGCTTCGGACCTAGTAACATACACTGCCCTGTCTTATGCGGCTGATTACTTCCTAGACGAGCGTGGGCCACTGTTCGAACAGAAGGCTGGTGTCTTCATCACTGAAATCCAAGAGATGGCTAATGAGGCAGAGCAAGCAGGGTCTCTCCAAAGTATTCGTCCATCAAGCATTCTCGAAGAGTAAGGCATTAGAATATGGCAAATTCAAGTTTCTATAGCGGCACTGGTACTAATCCAACTGACGTTGACTCCATCACAAGCTCGAAGACGGCAGCTGAGACCGCAGCAACAAACGCCGCAACCAGTGAGGCAAATGCTGCCACTAGCGCAACTAACGCAGCCGCCAGTGCAACAGATGCCTCTAACAGTGCATCGAGCATCAGTGGGTCTGTAGCCGCAGCTGCGTCCTCAGCAACTGACAGTGCCAACTCAGCCACCTCATCGAGCACCAGTGCCACTCAAGCTGCCACAAGCGCATCCAATGCTGCTGCCAGTGCAACCTCAGCATCCACCTCGGCAGCTAGTGCAACCTCAAGCGCCTCTAGTTCAGCTGACAGTGCCCTAGATGCAAGTGGATCCGCTACTGCGGCAGCATCCTCAGCGACTAGTGCAAGTACGTCAGCATCTAATGCAGCAACAAGTGAAGCTAATGCAGCAACCAGTGCATCCCAGGCTGCTACAAGTGCATCTACAGCACAGGCCGCTGCGACAAACACTGACGTGGCTACCGTCTCATCTAATGTGTCTTACGTCCAAACCGTGGCTGACAACATCAGTGACGTGGAGACTGTCAGTAACAACGTCCTAAAGATTAATACCGTAGCTGATAACATCAGTGATGTCTTAGGTGCTAACACCGCTTCTACCCAAGCAATCTCAAGTGCGGCAGACGCTGCTTCTAGTGCCACTCAGGCTGCTTCAAGTGCAACCTCGGCTGCTACCAGTGCATCTACTGCTACGGCTGCTAAGGACGCTGCTCTGGAGGCTCTAGACAACTTCGACGATAGATACTTAGGTCAGAAGGCATCAGATCCTACTGTTGATAACGACGGTGATGCTTTAGTTGCTGGTGCTCTGTACTTCGATACGACCACAGACACCATGAAGGTGTACGATGGGTCTATCTGGGTGGCAGCTTATGCATCACTGTCTGGTGCACTTATTGCGGCTAACAACTTGTCTGACGTTGCTAACGTAACAACTGCAAGAACAAACCTAGGTCTAGGAACTGCGGCAACTACAGCTTCCACAGATTATGCTACAGCTGCCCAGGGCACCCTGGCTGATACGTCAGTTCAACCTAACGATAGCCCAACCTTTGGTTCTATCACCGTCACTGGCACTGTAGATGGGCGTGACGTTGCCGCTGATGGTGCTACACTAGACGCTGTATCCACGACATATCTGCCGTTTTCTGGCGGCACTCTAACAGGCGATCTGAACATCACGGGTACTTTGACCAGCGATGGGCTGACTGTGGATGGTGATATTACATTACAAAAGAATAACCCTGTTATAACTATTGCAGATACTGGGACTACAAATCAGCAATCTTTTATACGCCAGCTTAGTGGTACGCTGTATTTTGATGGTCAGTCTGGCGCAACTACAGATGGTTCCTTCTTATTTAGGGGTTATGATGGGTCTACAAATAAGATGCTCATCTCTTACAACGGCGACATCAGCTTCTACGAGGACACAGGCACCACGCCAAAGTTCTTCTGGGATGCGAGTGCTGAGAGTTTGGGCATTGGGACAACCACACCGAATGGTGAACTTCAAGTATTGGACAATTCATCAAATTGTGTAGTGAACTTCACTTCAGCGGCTGGTTCGATTACTGCCTTAGGACTTGGCGATGTAGACGATTTAGATAACGGGGCAATTTGGTATTCTAACGCAGATAACTCTATGCGTTTTTATGCTAATGCTGGAGAACGCATGCGCATCGACGGCAGCGGTAAAGTTGGCATTGGGGTAACAAGCATCAATTCAAACGTGCAACTACATGTTTCTGGTAACATTGCTGCTGCATCTTCTTCTGTATATGCTGACGCTTATAAGAATTGGGGAACAAACCTAATACTGGACAGTGAGTCAAACCTCCCTATGCTGTTCAAAATAAGCGGCACAGAACGCATGCGCATCGACAGCAGCGGTCGGGTTGGCATTGGGACGAGTTCGCCAGCTGAAGACCTAGATATTAATGCGGCTAATGCAACGCTTAGACTAGATGCCGCTTCAAATTCACAATTTGGAAATCCTACTCTTCAGTTTCTAACCAACGCGGGAAATAATGATTACATAAACTTTGGCGACATTGATGATGCGGATGTAGGTCAAATAGGGTATGTCCATTCTGCGGATTACATGCTATTTCAAACCAACGCCTCAGAACGCATGCGCATCGACAGCAGCGGTAATGTTGGAGTAACTGGGGGTGCAAAAGTTCATTTTGGTTCGACAACAGATAGCAGTTCCCATTACATAAAATACAATTCTGGTGCCAACGGCCTAGAGGTTCATGGTTATGGTAGCACAATATTTACCAATTATACTGGCACAGAACGCATGCGCATCGACAGCAGCGGTAACTTGCTGGTGAACCAAACTGCCACAGGTGATTACACAACAACAGTAGGTTCATCTTTTAGAGCTTCTGGATTTAGCACCCATACTGCTGATGAAAATGCAGCCCTTCTTTTGAACCGCCTAACATCAGATGGCGACATTGCAATATTCCGCAAAGACAACAGCACTGTGGGGAGTATTGGGAGTTACTTTACGAATTCTGTTAGATACCTTTACATCGCTGGTGCATCACCTCAGGAATGCGGAATTGGCTTCTATGCTAATGGCATTTACCCTTCAACTGCTACTGGTAGTTTCGCTGATAACTCCAAGGATTTGGGTGTCTCTTCTATTCGTTGGGATGACATCTACGCCACCAACGGCACAATCAACACATCTGACCAAAACGAAAAGCAAGACATTGCGGAGCTAACAGATGCAGAGCAACGTGTGGCTGTGGCTGCCAAAGGCTTACTGCGCAAGTTCCGTTGGCGTGATGCTGTAGAAGAAAAAGGCGATGAAGCCAGAACGCACTTTGGTATCATTGCACAAGACCTACAAGCTGCATTTGAGGCTGAAGGATTAGACGCTGGTGACTACGCTATGTTCATTCACTCAACGTGGACTGACGAAGAAACTGGCGAAGAAAGATCACGCATGGGTGTTCGCTACAGCGAATTACTAGCGTTCATCATTGCTGCAATATAGGAGAAACATTATGGCAATCCAATACACATGGTCAGTACCAATGACAGAACGTAACTTGGCAGACGGTGGCATT